CTAAAATGTTCCCAACTTGAAGTTTTTCTTCTTCGGTTAATTCTATTGGTAAAGTATTGTAAAATTCCTCTAAATTTTCTTTTAATTGTTTTCTTGAATTAGTTCCACTATCAACGTTTTCAGTTAGTATTCCTTTTGGAATAACATTATCACTATATCTTTTTACAAACTTAGATCTTTCCTTTATATCAACAATATCCTTTTTATTATTTTTTCTTGCACCTATAAAAACATAAACATTATCTTCTTTATTTTCTTTTAGGAATTTTTTATAAAAATTAAATGGTGATACTACAGGTATAATTTCAGTTTCAACAGGTATAAGTCTTTTATAAACTTCCCATATTTGAACTGATTGATCTTGGGTTATTCCTCCTCTTGTTTTTTTACCTACAGCTATAATAAGTTTATTTACTTTAGTGTTTTCTTTTAAACCTTGTAGTATAACTTCTAAATGACCTTTAGTAGGTGGTTTAAAACCCCCACCAAATAAAGCGGTTGTTTGTTCTTTTAAATTATGTCTTTTATTATATTTTTGAAGCCATTCTGAATTGGCTGTTAGATAATCTTCAGCAGTATTATGATCATCTTCAGAATCATCATATTTAACTCCTTTAGTAGCACCCGCAGGACCTTTCCATTCTTCATCAGGGGCCATATCATCATATTGCTCATAATATTCTTCATCCTCCATGTCCTTATCCTTATAATTATAATCAGTCATTATAGTATCGACTACTTCATCATCTAACTCAAGTTCATGTTTTAGGAGTTTTAATAATCTTGATTTACCTCCTTCTCTATCACCACCTTTTTCACCAAAATATTTATCAAATCTTGTATATTGATCTAAAAATGCTTTATGGTCTAAATTACCCACAGCCATAGCATCTAATAAAGCTATTAAATTTTCATCTTCTTCCCCACCTTGAGGAATGGATGATTCATTATCTTCATTGTCCCTTCCAACTGATGAATATCCTTTACCTAAAAAGAATTTAACCTTACCCATATCTATTAGGATAGGTTGTTTAGATTCTTCTAATATACTATCTACTAAAAAATTGCTTAGTCCATTCATTTTAAAAAATTGGAGATTTGTGATTGTGCTTCTTCTTTTGATACTGAGGATTTAATTATGTTTTGTAAGTGGTCTGAGTCTAATAAGTTTTGTATTTCTTGTTTTGTTTGTTCTTTTTTAGCTCTTGAACGTATTTGTTCTTTTTCTGTTTTAGGTTTGGTATTTTGAGGTTTATAAGGATCCAAATATTTAGTTACTATTTGTTCCAAATCAGTCATAGCCTCTCCTGTATTAGCTACCGATACAAAATTGTTACCAAATGCTTGTTGATATGGTTCATAATTTTTAGTAACTGAATTCCAAGTTGACATTACAATTGCTGGTTGTAAACTTCTATCTTTACCCCCTGATTTTTCAAACCTATCTTGATTTTGTTTTAATGAACGTTCTAAGTCAGTATAAACATAAAGCATAAATACTTCATACCCCGCTGCTTCTAATTCACTTTTTAACTTTAATGTTGTTTTTTGTGATGAAGCTGTTCCATCTAATATGAATGATTCTTTATTTGCTATTGCATTTGGTATTAATTCCTTTTTATGTTTTCGAGAAGCAGCAGCCATTGCTTTAGCAGCGGAACTTCTTTCTTCAGGACCATGTGATTTTAAATCTAAAGATACATCTGCTTGTCTTAATAAATCTATAAAAGTATCATCTATATTAAAAGTAGTTAACCCTCCTAAATCTAATCCTCTTAGAATATAACCCTTCCCCGCCCCCGGGGCTCCTGCTAAGATAAGGGCTTGTGGTTTGCCCTGTATCTCTAAAAGTAAATCTGTTAACTTTATCATAATTATAAATACTATATCTCTCTCTTAACTTTAGTTTTAAATTCAGTAAAGATTGGTTTATGTTTTGGGTTTTCTAAATCAAATAATTTTTTTACTGTTAAAAATATATCTAAATTTTCTTCATGTGTACGTTTTGATTCAAACATTTCCCATCCTTTACCCTGCATTTTTCCTTCTTTAGGGCCACGTTTAGATGATTTTAACCATAATACCCCTTGTCTGTCAGCTACTTTACCAAAACATTCAGCATAACATTCAGCATAGATAGCAGTTTGTAATTCATATGTTGTTTGTAGGTTATTTGAGAATTTAAAATCTATAATCCATACTTCTCCATCTATCTCACAAACTAAATCACAAGTACCTGCTACTTTTATTTTATCTGAAAATAAATGAACCTCGGTTTCTAATAAAGTAGGTTTATATGTCTCCCACCAATCAACAAACCTTAGAAACCCTTGCCAAATGTTAGGGTCATATAAGGGATTACCATTGGGGGATAGAAATGATAATTCTTTACCATTTAAGTAATCTTCAATCATTTCATGCACCTGGGTGCCCTCTTCACCTGCTTTTTTAACTATATAATCTGCTGAATATCCTACTTTTTTAAGCCAGTCTTGGAAATATTTTCCTTTTGGATAACAACTTAAAACATAAGTTATTGAGGGGTAATATTCACCATTTCGTTTATAATACCTAGAATCAGGTAAAGTTATTTGTTGATAATCTTCAGATATTTGTAATATCCTATTGTATTTCTTTTCTGTTTTCATATTAATGAAAATTTCTTTTCCATTAGTTGATATTCGTCCAATGGTAAAGTATTTTGAATTAGTTTGGTGAAATTTTTAAATCCCATTTCACTTGGATCTTTTCCTTCTAATTCAACAAGGTATACTTCTTTACCCTGGTTTAATAAATATTCACAATGTTTTAAAGCCTGTTTAATAGCGTCTGTATCCAAAGCTATATAAATTTTCTTAACTGTTGATTTAACTATTTTTTTAAGTAAATTAGATTGGATGTTTTTACCCAGTAAAGGTATAGCATTTCTTTTTATTGCGATTGCATCAAATGCCCCTTCACATAAAATTAAAGGTAAATCAAAATTTATAAATAATTCAAATGGTATAATGTTTCTTGAACAATCAGGGTTTCTATATTTTATAAAAGCCTCCTTCTCAAATGAACGTGATATAAAATAATTTAATTGGCCTTCACTATTATAAGAAGGTATTATAATCATATTCCTATATTTACCATAATCACAATAACCTATATTATATTTTAAAATATCATCATTAGATAAATTCCTTTTTCTTAAATATCTATAGGCCTGTTTAGCAGTAAAACCTTTATTTCCTATAATAGGTTTGAAATTTTCAGGTAATTTAACATCAGTAGATTCTATCACTTCCTCTACAACATCCTTTGTTTTAACTAACTTATATAATTCTTGAAATTTATTTGGAGTAGCTTTTATTTTTTTAAATAAAATGTTAAGAGTTTTTCCTTTAGTATTACACACCCAACAGTGCCATGGGTTATAACCTTTTTTATTTTCAGTAAAATTAATTTCTAGTTTGGGTTTATGGTGATTGCAGAAAGGGCAATTGTATGCTTGATTACCTCTTGATGTTCTTTTACCAACACCTAAAACTGAGTCAACTAGGTTAACTAATAGTTCGTTTATCATACATCGTAAATATAACATCCCTTTAGTGGGAAGCCAAATCTTTTGTGTAAAATTTTCCTAAAATATTGTCATTGAAAAATTGGTCTGGGTGCTCTAGAACTTGATACATAAATTGATATTGTGCCTCATAATATGTTAATAGTCTTTTGTTTGGGGCTAGTTTTATAATATAACGTTCGAAATTTTTTGATGGTTCTTTTTCTACTAGTTCTTTTAAAAGTTTGTTAGATCCATAATATGTTAACCAATCAGATTCTTTACTTACTCGTTTATGGGTTGGTTTTCTACCTTTTACCCCTTCATACATAAGTAAATCCTTTTTTGTTACTTTTACTTTTTTATTATGAACAAGTACTTTTTTTCCTATATAAGCCTTACCTGATGGTATGTGGGTTGTTTTATAAACAAACCCAAATGTCCCCTTGGGGAAATGATTGAATTCTGTTATTTCTTTTCCGTTGTGTTTCCAATTCATAGATAGGGTTATGGGTAACAAATCCATTCATTTGCGGCTATATTTTTAATTGTTACTACTTCGTATTGTTCAATATCAAAACCCGTATTTAAAACACTCCCAGAGCGATAATAAGTTACTGCAGGGTGCGAACCGGTTATTGTAGTAGTTCCAACACCTGTATTCATAACTTTAAACTCACATCCTATAGGGTAAGAAATGACACCATTTCTGGGTATTTTAAATTCACAGGCTGACAGACTAGCAAATACTACCATTTGGTCTATTTGTGATGTGGTAGGAGTTATACTTGTTCCCATAACATCTAATATTCCAATTCTAATACCTGTTAGGTCACTTCCATCTCCATAGTAAGTACCACTTGCACTTATATTTCCTGATGCTGTTATATTGGTTAGTTGTAGATTTCCAGAACCCCCACCTAATGATAATGTTGTATTATTAATATCTACAGAATCCCAAGAGGGGTCTGCTAATCTTAGATCATTCCCTACATTGGTGGATATTATTTGATCATCCATATAATATGAATCCCCATAAACATTACCACTTGAACTTATATTTCCAGAGGCTGTTATTTGACCTCCAGGGGTTACATCATCTCCAACTACATTTAAACTACCTGATAATAAAGTACTACCACTTACTTCGAGAGTATTAGTATTTGCCGCATAAAATCCTTTATTTAGAACAAGACCTTTTTCATTTATAGTATGACGGTCAGGACCATTTACTCTAAAAGCAATCACATTATTAGATGATAAATAAGTATAACTTCCATCTCCAAATAATAATGTTTGATTGGATAAATCTTTATATTTCCAAGCAGAAACAGCACCCCCAAGATTTGATGCTGAAACTACTAATGAACCTGTTATTTGAATATCTTTACTTGAAGATAAATAAGTTGTACCATCATACCATAAACTAGAACCACCGCCTCCACCATACGAACCTGTATAGTGTACTTTACCTGTTGAGGTGTCATATACTAAGGTTTTATAACCCGTGTTTGAAGATAAAGATGAATTAAAGTGTAAATCTCCACTTGCACTTATATTACCTGATGATGTTATTTGACCAAATAATGATATTTGTTGTGTATTAGTACCTGTTCGTCCTATTTCTATTTCTGTCCAGTTAGTAACATCATCAGCAAATAATATTTTATTACCACTATATCCTAAAGTTTGGTCATTGTTTTTAAGATTAAAATTAGTTCCAAATACTGTTCCACTTGCACTTATATCACCTGATGCTGTTATATTACCTTCCACATTTATTGGTAAAGATGAGGATAAATAAGTTGTACCATCATACCATAAACTAGAACCACCACCGCCTCCACCTCCACCATACGAACCTGTTTTATATATTTTACCAACAGAATCAACAGTTAATACATTAGTTCCCGTACTAGCTTGAGTAGGGGTGATATTTACTGAACCTGTTACTTCTAATGAACCTGAAATTGTAATATCATAATCGTCTATTCCTGTTAGAGCATCTATTGATTGAGTAACATGCCATGCTAGGATGGTATTATTTTTTAATATGCCTGTTTTAGATAATATTTTTGCCATTTTATTTTATTAAGGGTTATATACCATTAAAAATCCTGAATTGGGGTGATTAGGACTACTTCCTGATATCCAAAGTGATCCTGTTGTTGTTGGTTCTACAGTTGGAAGACCTGTAAGAGATGAACTTCCATAAGCACTTATATAACCACTTGCACTTATATCTCCGGATGCTGTTATATTACCCCCAACATTTAAATTTGCTGATCCATTTAAAGTTACAGTACCAAAATTTGTAAGGAGTAAATCGCTGTAAATAAGCATCTTTTGATTCCCTCCAACTCTTATCTCCATCGAACTAAATTCTCCTTGAATACTAGTTTTTTCATTAGGTCCCATATAGAAATACCCAGTATCAGGTTGGTAAAAGTTTAATGCTTTTATGTTCCCACTTGAGCTTATATCACTGGATGCTGTTAAGTTAGTTACAGTTGTATTTTGTAATATAATATCGCCTGTTGTTAATGAAGCAGATATGGTGGCTAAAGAAGCAGAACCTATAATAAGTTGGTTATTCATATTACCGGAACCCGATGCAGCATAATTACCTATTATTATATTACCTCCCCCTGATGTTACATCATATCCTGATTTATATCCTAGAATAGTATTATTATCTCCATTTTGTATTTGTCGACCTGAATCATATCCTATAACGGTATTATACATGCTATTATTACCTGCTTGGGATGATCCTTTTAAAGCATTATTTCCTATAGCTACATTATGTTGATGAGAACTATCACCATAATATCCTGCAGCATACCCCATTAATAGATTACTACCTCCTAAATTATTATATCCTGTTTCAGACCCTATCATTACATTATAATGACTAGGGGAGGAATAACCGGCTTTATTACCAATAGCAATGTTCCCCATAGAATTATCCGTTATACTATTGCCAGCAGAAGCTCCTATTGAAACATTTCCCCCTTTTGTATTTGGGGGGTTATAGGTCGTTGCTTGGGTATCTATTTTTATTCCATAACTATATCCTGTAGGTCCAAAGGCACCATCATATAAAAATAAATTATTAGCAGTTATATCTGTTCCTCCTGAACCTGATACTATTAATGAACCTGTTATTTCAGCATCCCCAGTGAATGGGAAAGTAGAACCTCCACCACCAGCAGATAATGAAGAAGATGTAAATATTCCTCCTCCAATTGATGCTGTTAGCATTGATATTGTTCCACTTGCACTTATACTTGAACCTGAAATGTTACCTAAAGAATCTACATTAAAATTATCAGATTCTATGGTTAAAGGACTAGCCCCTAAAACATGACTAAATGATCCTGTTACACCATAAACATTACCACTTGCACTTATGTCAGAAGAAGCTGTTATATGCCCCCCTGTTCCTATTACAACTTCATTATTAGTATTATTTGTTCCAAAAGTAATCACTCCGGTTCCTGCTGTTGTTAGGAAGTGTAGGTTCTTATCTGCGGTTTGATTTAACATATTAAAATGACTGCCTGAAATAGTAAACTCATAACCCGCATGGGCCATAGCATGAAAAGCATTACTGGAAGAAAAATCTCTCGCTATTATATCTCCACTTGAACTTATATCGGAAGAAGCTGTTATAGAATACCAAGCATCAATTGGTTTTCTAAATTCAACTTCATCACTTTTTATATTTACGGCATTACCTCCATTTACATTGTAAATGTATTCAGTTGCATGATACCCTTGAGAGTTACTAGAACTAATTGTTAATCGTGCCTCTCCTATTATTTTTGATAGATCCGGAAAAGTAATATTAGAAGCATACATATCACCACTTGCACTTATGTTTCCAGATGCAGTTATGTCCGTCCCAATTAAATTACCACTTGAACTTAAATCACTTGTTACTGTTAAACTACCAGTTATGGAGGCATTCCCTAAATGAGAACCATCCCATTCTCCAGTTACCCCTGTTAAACCTGATCCATCACCTACAAAACTACCTGATGTAGCTCCATAAAGATCTGTTGATCCAGAAACAGTTAAAGACCCAGTAATTGTAATATCATAACCATCATTCCCAGTAAGAGCATCTACTACTTGAGTTAATTGGGTAGTTTTAATTAGCTGACCACTGTTTATTCCCGATGTTGATAATGTTTTTGCCATTGTAAAGTATTCTTATTATAAATATTATGAATCTAGGTTAACTAATATAGTTGTATCAGTAGTTATAGAACTTTGTAGGGGTTGAGCTAATTTTCCTATTGCTAATAATTGATAACTACTATTATATAAACCTACGGTTGTAACATAAGGTTCAAAGTATGAACCTGTTAAAAAATCATATACAATTCCACTATTTGAACTACTTGATATGGCTGAGGGGTTTTGGGAATAATTATATTCATTTTCTAGTAAGGTACATTTATATTGAGTTTCATATATTGTCATAGTACTTTGAAATGAACAAGTAATATTACTTCCTGTTATAAACTCATTTAAATCAGATATTCCATTGACCCCATATATTCCTGTTCCATATAAAGCAGAAGCATAATCACTTCCCGCTATGGAAGACCCATAAGAAGTAAGTATAACTATACCATGTTGATAAATAATATCACCTACCTTATCTGTGGCCTCCATTAGGTTTCCTTCCCCATCATCAAAAAGGGTATTGCTTGGAGTAGTTAATGTAAAGGTTCCTGGTTTGATATATTCACCAAATAAATTTGAAGGAATTGAAATAACCCCTATATTATCATTAGAAGCAGTTGGAAATTTTCTATTTGCATCTAATGTATTAGGTAAATAATTATCATACATAGGTTGATAAGAACCACTAGTACTTGTTATAGTACCATCAAGATTATATTTAGGTAAAGTAGCTGTGGAACCATCACTTCCTGAAAGGTAATTTGAATAATAAAGTTGTTTTATTGAATTATATACTAATTCTTGATTTTGAGATGATATTTGACCTGTTGGATTAGAACCGGATACCCATAAAGTTGATTGAATATTTTTACCATAAAACCTATCTATACCAACATTTGATAAAATAAATTCACTCCCCCCTTTAAAAGTAAAACTTTTATTTACTTTAAATGGAGTAAATACTACATCGGAGGTTATAAATGGTTTGTAAACACTCATTCATCTTAAAAATCAAGTTTGATTCTTACTAAACTTTCTTTTGTAAAATCCTTTAATAAAGGTTTTGATAATTTAGCTACAGAAACTAATTCGTTTGAATCATTATATAATCCTATGGTTGTAACATAAACTTGAGGGTTATTAATAAATAAATCATAGATTATCTCCCCTGTTGAACCCGATATAAAAGATGGATTTTCAGAATAGTTGAATTCAGAATTTCTAGATCTAACAAATACATAATCAGAAGTAATAGTTTCTTCAGCGTTTAATTCAAAAGAATGTGCTACTTCTATTGCTTTGAAAAAAGTAGCTTGGTTTGTACCATTAGGTAAATCTAAAGTTCTATTTGGTACTAAACCTATATCCTCATTTAAAGCTTCTGGGTTAAATATGATAGTACCCATATCTGGTAGAAATAAACCATATGAACCTGAACCTGCTACATATCCTGTAGAATTATAAGCACTACCATCTGAACCTGATACTACTTGGTAAACTCTAGTTGTACCTAAAAATGTTTGGGTTAGAACATCATTTGAATTATCTGTAAGATCTACTTCACCACCTGAACTTGAAAGTTTTAAATTAAATGTTCCAGGGAATAATTTTTCTTTATATCTAGCTCTATCTATAGATAAAACCCAAAAATCACTACTAGTAATTTGGTTTGTTCCATCACCAAAAACAAATTGAGCGTATTCATCTTCTAATACTAATGATCTATATTGACCATAAGTAGTAGTAGCAGGGGTGTATAAGGGTATCCCATCATTATAATATTGACTTCCACTTCCTTTTACATTTCCATAAGCTATATCAAATTGTACAGCAGCGGCAACATCAAGGGATGATGTTTGATATACTGCTAAATAATATTGCCCTGATGTACTTGAGGCTTGGATTGATGAAGTATAAAATTCTGTTAATGTTGGGGAATTTGTTGACCAAGCTATTGATTGGACTGCCTCTGCACTTACTACAAAATCTTCTCCGTCTAGGGTTTTAAATGCCATTTTTTATATTTTAAGGTATTTTAGTTACTGTTAATGGGATTGTTAATCTAGCTCCACTATCTAATCCTACAAAAGTAATAGTTGTATTTAATTGTGTATTTGAACCAAATAAGGTATTTACAGTTGTTGCTTGTAAATTAATTTGAGATCCTATTACAGTTGAAGAAACATTAGTTCCTAATGTTGTAGTAGATGTTGGGTTAAGTGTTGTAGCCGCTGTTGTTTGAATTCCTACCCCATTAAATGTAGCCATTGTTCTAACATCTGCTATAGTTGCTGTATAACCTGCTGTTTCAAAGGCTGTAGCATTTCCTAAATAATTTAAAGTTTGAGGGGTTACTGTTAAACTTACTCCTTGTTGTAATGTTATACCTGTATACCCAATATCTAATACAGGTAATTTAGCTGTACCTCTTGGTAAAGTAGCTAATTTATATTTCATTATTTGACTTTCATCAGGAAAGGCCTCTAATAAGGGCATATTATTTATTGCTTCTCCATAATATGCAGAACCAGAAGGATGTGTTGGATTATAAAGTGTATAATCTATTTCATCATCTGCCAATGCAAATTGTGTTATTTTGAATGAACCATCACCCCTAGCTAATAATTCTCTTCCTTTTTTAGTTAAGATAGCATCTACTGTTATTACTTGATTATTTAAATATCCCATTTGTTTTAATTATATGTTATAAATATATGTATTATTAGTTTCTTTATCACGTTATCTTTTTATTATTTATTAGAATGTATTAGAACCCAAGGTTTTTGATATTTTTTCTATATTTTGAGAAATATACTCTGGGGAATATCTATTAATGAAACAACCAGGGGTATTAGCATCCATTTCATTTTGTATTATTAAATGTTGGGGTTTATGAGAGTTTTTCATTCTCCAAAATAAAATACCTATTCCTGGGTCTCCAGTCGCTGTATTTTGCCAATATATCATTGGTAATGTAAGAGCACCATAATTCCCATTTACATTTTTGTAGAAGGGTAATGTAGTAAATATTTCTAAATATTGAAAAGTATCAGGTGGAGAAAAGGTGTCGCGTTGAAGGGATTCTGAAATTGCACAAATTTCATATACCCCCTTGGATGCTAGTTGGTAATTTACATCTGCATCATTTAAACTAGCTGAGTATCCTGCATCCATAGGTTCTAATTGAGAATTATCTATAGGGTATTCCATATTATTATAAAAAGTCATAAACCATCTATGATCACCTGTATCTAAATCATCCATAATAGAAGAACTTAAAATATAAAAACCATTTTGTGATGATCCTGTTTGGTACCCACTATAAATTGGGGTTATATATTTATGATCATAATTACTATCACAAGTTAAATACATTTTACCTAAACCAGCTTCAGAACCTGAAGGTAGGAATGATCCTGTTTCTATTAATCCAATCATGGGTAAAATAGGAGAACCGATCATACGTTTTGAGAATATTGCAAATGAACTTTCAGGAGGAACTGTACCTCCTATTGCTAAAGCTTTACCCTTTGGGGTGACACTAGATCCTGCTGATGAATTATTATACTTAAAAAATGAAAGATCATCATTTACTCTAACATCTTGTTGTGTAACATAATAATAATTATTTATACTTTGTGAATAGTGGGTATGACCCCCCCAATAAGTATCTGACCAAGAAGAGATGTAAGGAGTTACCCAAGGTTTTGGGAGTACTTGAGATTCTAAATTATCAGTAGATAAAATAGTAGTTGCAGATTCAGTTGTATTAATTTGAAATATTTTACCCATATTGAAAGAAGTCCACCCTAATATTTCAGGTGTAGTCCCCCCACCCCAATCAAATTCATACAAAATAGTACTTAAAGATTCTACAGGAGAGGTTTTACCCCAAGTTCCTATATTAAAGGGTTTATTAAATGCTGTTTTTAAGTATTTTTTAGGAACCCATTGGTTTATTTTTTCTGTTTGGTTTTTAGTTCCTAGATACCTTGAATTAATTGAAGATAATTGAGTGTAATTTGACTCCGGTACATTACCTTTAGTAGCTGTATTATTTAATATTGCTTGAAAATTAACAGGTATAGTTTGTGAAGTTTCATAATCTAAATCATTTAAATATGGGTTTGGGGGATATGAATCTACATTATTCATTAAAATATCAGCTCCTGAATAATCAAATTCTTCTTGAGAAAGAAGAGGAGTTGAAACGATAGAAGAAGGAGGACCGGAAAATACTTCAATTGGGTCTTGAGTAGCATTTCTAAATGATTCTGATATTGATGGGGGACCTATTAAAAATGAAGAAGGAGTAGTTAAAGTACTTCCTGAAAGTTTACCTACCATTAAAAATCTTTCAGTCTCTCCTCTAGCCCAACCAGTACTAGCATGATAATAAACCATATAATTACTATACCCAAATATTTTAAAACTTA